ATATCGAATGATAAAGTGTATAAAATAGTTCTTCTTTGTTCTAAAGCTCCTTCATAATCATCGGAAAAATCTACTCCGTTTAGAGCAATAGGAACGTCTTCTTTTATATCAGGATACTCAGCAAATGGTTTTAACGTTAGTGTGTATTGTGGATTAAAGTATGGTAAGACTTGCTCTACTACTTGCAGAGCGTCATCTTGATTCTTTGCATATATGCTTAGCTGAAAACCTAAATTATATGGAACATAAGAATAAAACATATTCCTACGCTCTGCCGTAGCACCTGCTTGTTGAAAATTATTTGTCTTTTGTAGTTGTCTTCCTTGATCATATGATATAGACGTAATTTCAAAAGACATTCTAGGTAGCTTCATAGCTACTTTTGTATCATCATATAAATCTGCATTTTCTCTAATACGCTCTAAAAACTTACGTCTAGGCGCATAGGATAGTGGAACTTTAACCTGAGAAATAACTTGGTTAGAAGAATTCTTGCGGATAACATAAATATTATTGAACAACGCGCCAAATACTGCAACACTTTTTCTTAATCGTTCATGATAGAAATGATTACTAAGCATAATTAACCCTTGTATATCTTCTGTAGAACGTCCTCAAACTCTTCTACTTTGGTTAAACGATTAGGCCAGAGAATATAATCTTTCTCTGGATTCTTTTTTAAATTATTTAAAAGCGGAACAATGGCGTTATATAGATTATTTAGTCTATCTTCTGCTGAGGTAGCAGCAACTGTCACTTTTTGTACGGCTTCTAGTTCATCTTCGTCAACCGCAGTAAATCCAAAATCAAACATATTACTCACTTGGATCACCAAATGGATTTGATTCTGTAAAGTCTAAAAAGCTATCTCCAATAGTATTAAAGTCGTCATTTTGTTCATTCGCAGATATTTGATTATCTTCAGTAACAGCTGTTACAGTTGCAACTGAGGTAAGACTTGATATCTGTAATGTGGTAGTAAACTCGTGATACAAACCATCACTAGCTCCTACATGAATCAGACCAAGAATATTATCTGAATCAGACCATTTAGAGATCTCTCCCTGCATAGTCACTCCGGTAGAGAAAGTCTGAGTAGCCGTCTCACCAATAATAAATCCATTACTGGCGGAATCTAAAGTGAGCAAATACTCATATGCATGTGCTCTTTCGATAACATCAATTGCATCAATACCGGTATCAAGATCTTCATCGTTATATTCGAACAATTCTGTTCTTAGCTTATATGTAGGTAGATTGCTTAACTGATAGAATGGCTGTTCATGCTCAACCTGCATAATCTGAAATAGTTTATTAGACAGTGGAAGATAAATTAAATCACCCTCTAAAGGTCTTACGCTACTAAGCTCATTATCATACCTTGCGACCGAATTAGCCCATCGCTTTCGCGATACAATAAACGTTGCTTGGTCTCTTATCTCTACTCCAAACTTAGTGAATAAGTCTCCCTCACCATCAAAACCTTCTACGTTCTCTATGTACATTTCAATCTTATATGAAGAATTAAATCTAGAAGGTACGTCATCACCTAAGATTCTATCTTCATTAATAATATCTCTTGGGAGATAATAAACATCTTGACCATAGATTTTTAAAGATTCTATTATAATATCTTCATATAAATCTTGTTCAGATCTTACTTTTTGACTGAAATAATGATTAGTTGCCATTAACTACCCCATAAAGAAATCAGCCGGCAGTTCATGCTCTAGTCTGATTTTCTCTCTTAATTGAGCTATCTCTTGAGTAGCATCTTCAAATATCTGTCTACCATTTAGTTGCACCCCGCCCGGAAGTACCATACCTTCAAATTTAATAAGGTTAGATCCCCATTGTTGTTTAATAAGGGCTGTAGTATATTCCTTTAACCACATGTCATTATAAATCGCAGCATGACTAGAACCACTTATGATCTGATAACACTCAGCTATCAAATAATCGTCTTCTTTGATATCACCATCAGAAAAATCACCATGAATATACAAGCGGTTCTGATTACGCACATAGCTGACCTGAGGGTTACCGGTTAACTTCATGTCAAGGACTGACAAATACTGTTGCATTTGCTCATAGTAACCTAAATCGCCAATAAAACTGTGAAGATCAGCGATATCATTAAGATGCATCTGATATTTTATATCAAAGAAGTTTCTGCCAGCACTGCCTGATGGAATTCTAAATAGCCTTTGCACTTGAATAATATCTGATGATATGTTAATATATTCATTAGTCACATCATCGGCTGTAACCTGATGCTTAAAAAAAGTTCTAAACGTGCCTTCAGAGTGAAATTCTCTGAAATATTGCAGCGCCTCATCAAGGCGGTCTTCTAACTGATCTGGGTCAACGTTAATTTCAATTACTGGTTCACCCAGCCGGCGAAGACAATATTCAATAAGAGTTGCTCTTGAAGTAGGGACAGCCATATGATATTCCTAAATTACTTGATACTATTTATAATATTAGCACTATTTATAATAAAAAAAATGGCAGCCGAAGCCGCCATTTAAAATAGTATAATTACATTTTACTCTTCTGATTCTTCTTCTGGTTTCAACGACTCTGTGAGAGCTGCGCTAAAAACTCGCTGAGCGGCTTTAAGCTGATCTAATTGAAAAGAAAGATCATTAAGCTTATTTAAAATATCTCTTAATTGAGAAACGGTATATTTTTGTTCATTGCTAAGACTAGCAATCTCATATTCTTTATCATCCACTACAATAGTAGGTACTTTATTTTCTTCTGTCATTATTATCTCCTAGGACATTATATAATTAATATAGTATATATTAGTACTAAATGCAACTACTTTAACCTTCTAGCGGGGTTAATGCGTTGCTCATATTATATCACTTTTTTTCAAGCTGCATCATATATTCCGTGTTTAAAAAATCAGCCTTACCAAATATGCGTTCAGCGGTTTTGTCTGCGTTAGCACGATACTTGTCAGCCATCTGATCTAAGAAATCCTCAAGATCGTTTGAGTGCGGTAAGTCATGTTTAGCTATTCGATCAGCGGTGTGTTTGATGTAGCCACTGACCTCAGTTAAACCAACTTGGGGATGAACGCCGTATTGCGTCATATATTCAATAGTAGCTGTCGAAGCTCTGCCGCCATCCATCAGGTTTCTGTACATTAACTCAAATCCACGCCTAACGTGGTGACGCTTTTCTTCTGTCTCAAAAGCAAGCTCATCCCATTCTTTAATACCGTGTGCTTCTTGAATGTTTTCGTAGGCGTCAATCATCGTAGCAATGTCTTTAATGCTGCCGTTAATCTTGTTCTCGATGGACACAAGAGAGTGGCGCTTATGGCGCAGCTTGGCCTCAGACACGGCGTCATCTAAGCCTTCTAACTCCATTATTTCTTCTCGTAACTCAGCGTGGGTAACTTGAGCCTCTGACAATGCCATCTTGCGCTTTTCAACTTCAGCCGTGATCTGGCGAAGCATACGCATAGGAGAATGACCGTTCAGCATAGTCAGCGTCATCATACTAATAGTGGTCTGACTGTTATTACGATCAAACGCTCTTGTAGCCTGATCAATCATAGGCAGCTTTTCTGCTACTCGTGCAGCGGCTACCTGATTAATATTTTCCGAAGCCTCAACGGGAAGGTTAAACGTAATGGGTTTTGTTACTACTTGGTTCATTATTATGCACTCCCTGATGTAGACCCTGCGCTGTACCTGCCTACTGTTAAATCTCCAAAGTCCGTAGCGTTGCCAGTGGTCTGAACAGTCACATAATCAATACCATTGTTATTAGTAGTTCCCCCAGAAAATGTAGCGTAAGTTCCATCGCCAGTACCTGTTGGTCTGTTTCTAGCGCTGGTTAAATCTCCGAAGTCCGTAGTGTCACCAGTAGTTACCATTGTCACATATTCGATAACATTTACGTTTGATGTAATGTAACCACCAGCCCATAAAGCTCTGGTAGTGTCTGAGGCAGAAGCTAGATTAGACTTAGCTGAAATTAGACTTCCGAATACAGTTGCATCGGCTGGTGTGGCTACAGTCACATAATCAATTTTACTTGATCTTGTGGAAGTATACCCGCCACCAATAAGCCCATAAGTTCCATCGCCACAACCAGCGTTACCATAACCGCCTGTCGTTAAATCACCAAAGTCGGTAGCGTTTCCTGCGGTAGCTATGGTGAAGTAATCTAATTCTTTTTTGGTTCCACCGTTACCTCCAGCAAAAATACCGTATGTACCATCAGAACAACTTGCAAGGTAAGATTTCGTTTGAGATAAATCCCCAAAGTCGGCTCCATTACCTGTGGTTGCAATGGTTATATATTCTACCGAAGTATCGCCAAACCCCGCAATTAAAGCTGTAGTCGCATTGCTAAGAGCGGCTAACCCAGCTTTTGATTGAGTTAAGTCACCAAAGTCTGTGGCATTTCCTGGAGTGGCTATTGCGAAATAGTCTATTACATTTGTTGCAGCGCTGCTCCCCTGACCACCAGCAACAATAGCTCTGTCTCCGTACCATGGGCTTGCCCAAGAAAGAGCAAAAATATTAGCACTTGTATCTTGATTGATACCATCGCTAGTTGTGAACGTTAATTCAAATGTTCCAGCATAAGCTTCTGTTGTGGAAGGAGTAATAGTAAATACATTATCAGCTTGGGAAACGGTAGCAGTAGTACCACCTCCATTAGTCAAGCCTCCGCTAGTAACGTTGTAGCCATAAGTCAGTGGCACATCTTCTGGATCAGATGCTGTGATAGTAATAACAGTTGTTGAACCATCTGTTGCTAATGTAAACGGAGTAGATCCTCCATCTGAATCTTGGACTGAAGTAATACTGGGGTTTGTATTAACTAGACTAACTGAATACCAACCAGTACCATTTGAGATATAGAATCTGTTTGTACCTGTAACATAAGCCATGTCACCTGCGCTAAGTCCTGTAAGAGGAAGTAGTTCAGCAGAATCATACACAGATGCGCCGGCTGCAATATCGGCTGCAGCAATCGCTCCGCTAGCGTTAAATGATAATACCTGACCTTCTGTACCATCATCTAAGACGTTTGCTAAGTCACCTAATTTTCTGTTAATGCTCATTTTAATTCCTCTAATTAATATCCACTCAGCCTAACAGGTAAAATACCTTGGCCATTAGCTGATATTAAAAATTTTCCATTATCCATCCAATTAATTTTTTCCTGATAAGCATCATCTCCTGCCATATAAACATTATGTTGACTTAACATATTAGTAGCTGTATCTATAGACCACGGGGTTGATAAAGCAAATTGAAAAAGGGAAGATCCTTCAGCTTTCCATGAATATACAACTATTCTCTCTCCATCAGGAGTAAAAATAAAATCACGAGGCGCTGTCATACCGTAAAGCGATAAATCTAAAGGCGTTCCATCTTCACTCAGAGTACTTAAATCCCATGCAGTACTCATAGTCCATTCTTCTATTTCATCTGGACTACCGCGTAAAAGATACATTTTTGTACCATCAGGTTTAAATTTTATTGTTTCTGCAAAAGTATTAGCCATACCTGGCGTATGAGTAGTATCTAAACTAGCGGTAGTAATATCCCATGCGGTACTTAAACTATATTCTATTATTGTTTTATTAGTTCTATTTAATAAGTAAAGCTTAGTACCATCAGGTTTAAATGCTAAATCATAAACATTATTAGCAGCGTTAATCGCTGGATAAAAATTTAAAGAACCATTAGCTGTAGATGTAGTTAAGTCATAAGCAGTGGACATATCATATTGATAAACATAATCTGCAGTATCATTAACAGTATAAAATCTAGTGCCATCATTCTTTACAAAAAATCCTCTTGGCGGGGTAGCGCTTGAAATTACAGAAAGAGGAACGCCGTCTCTCATATCTACACCGGTTCCTATATCCCACGGATTAGGTAACTCATACTCATGCACATCATCTATACCGAAACCTGTAATAAAAATAGATGATCCATCTGGTTTAAAATATATGTTACGACCGTTATCTTCTCCTGGCGTACCCATACCATTTCCTTCGTAAGAAGCGGTTGACATATCCCAAGCAGTAGAAAGAGAAACTTCTACTATACTCATAAGAAGGCTATCGTTTACAATATAAGCTTTAGTGCCATCAGATTTAAAAAATATACTTCTAGGAGAACTAGCCTTAAATATACTAGCATTAAAAGAAAAAGTATTCGTACTTGACGAAACGGTAGTTAAATCCCAAGCAGTACTTAAATTATAAGATTCTACTGTGGTACCAAGACAAGCATACATTTTATAACCGTCTTCTTTAAAAAATACGTCGTAACAAACTCCTGGATCAAAATTATTAGAATATGTCGCAGTAGAAATATCCCAGGCTGTAGATAGATTATATCTTACTATACCACTTGCTTGTCCCGTTGTATAAAGAATAGTTCCGTCGGATTTAAAAAATATGCCATAAGGAACACTCTCTCCACTACCTGATGCGTCAAGAGCAACTGTATTAACCAAAACCCTATTAGTCATGTCCCATGCTGGACTTAGATCATACTCAAATAAATCATCTAAACTATAGCTTATATAATAAGCTTTAGTACCATCAGGTTTAAAAAATAAACCACTAGGATTAGTAAAGCCGGACAAATATTCGTTTATTCTTTTAGGCGTATTACTGAATAATTTATCTAGTTTATAACCTTCATAAAATTTGGGAAATCGGTTACTAGTTGTGCTAGCTCCAAACTCTTTGATTCCCCATATACCAGGAGCATAAGATTTATCTGGTGTATTATTTTTACCTAAAATTCCTCCATTTAATCTCATGATATTTCCTCATATGAGCATATAACTTGAACATCACCATTTACAGTAGACTCTATAGTAAGAGCATCACCTTCTTCTAAATATATACCTGAATCTTTTGTTATAATTACCATTGTAGCTTGTGCTGGAACATTTAATCCATGCGCGTACGCATAATTTGTAGAGCTTCTTACTAAATTAACAGTTATATCTCCATCAGCTACTCCGTCTACATTTGCAGCTGAAAGCATATTTACTTTAATTACCTTACCACTAGCTGCAGTATTTTCTACAATATTACTAGCTGAAGTAGTTGAATTAGCTACAGCTGTTTTACCAGTAATTGTAGTTACATTAACTATATTAGGTGCGGTCATATTATCCTCCGAATACAATCGCCATAGCAATCGCCTTTCCTGTTGTTACTCCGCCTGATCCTGATCCTGCTCTTGCTGATACGTAGTCAGAGTCTATTAAATTAATTGTTGCAGCTGAGTCTAATCCTAGAGTTGCCTCTGTTACAATTCCGTGATCTATTACTTCGATTCTATCACTATCTACAATGTTATTTATAAATGTAATTGAGCTACCACTATCAACTGTTGTGTAATCATCACCACTTAATAATTTAATACCGTTAAGATATACAGCTTCTTTACCTGGAGTGTAGTTTAAACTAGATACAATATTACCTGATACATTACCACTTACACCTTTTGTGTAATTGGTAGCGCTATAAGGAGTAGCGAATGCAACGCCATGCTCAATAACTTCTACAACATCATTAAGAGCTGCTCCTGTTGTTAAGACTACCGATGTGCCGTTAGTAGCTGTATAATCATCTGCTGATAATTTAGCACCATTCAAGAATACTGTAATATGTCCAGCTGTATAATTAAGAGCAAATGTAGTCTGACCAGCGGTTGCAGTAAATTTAGTTTCAGTGAGAGGATCTTGAGCTGATCTTAGAGGACCACCAAAGTTAATAATTTCAACATGATCATTTAATGCTAAGGCATTTGTCATTACTACTGATGTACCATCTGTTGCAGTAAAGTCAGTACGTTTTACACCGTTAACAAACACTCCAATCTTACCTGCTGTGTATGCAGGAAGCGCAGGAGAACTAGAAGCATTAAATGTTGTTAAACCAGCCGTTGCAGTGTAGATAGTAGTAGAATAATCTTCAACATAGGAAGCGGCAACGCTAACACTACCTCCTCCAGTAATATTAATAGTTTTAGTAGCTCCAGTACCAGAAGCGGTTACAGCTGTTCCTGTGAAATTAAGAGTAGTTGCAGCTGTAGAAAGAGATACACCTTCTTCTTGAATAGTTAGAGCACTACCGCCTCCTCCACCAGCATCAGCTTCTCTCAAAGCAACATAAGCAGAATCAACTGTAGAAGTAATAAGAGCAATCGTTGAAGCAGAATCTACTCCTCCTGCTCCTGAAGTTTGTCTAGCTTGTACGTATGCAGAATCAACTAAAGTAGTTACTCTTGCATCTGTATAATAAAAATTAGAAGAACCTTCTGAAAGATCATCTGAAGTAAATCCAGTTAAGTTTCTAGCATTAGTCTGAACTGCATTACCCATATTAGCATGAGCAGAACACTGATAATGTAGCACCAAAGGAGTATCATCTGTAATAGTAATATCAGTATATGCACCTGCACTACCAGCTGTACCTGCTGTAGTGATATTAGCCGTGTAAGAATCATTCTTAGCTGCATCATAATAGAATCTTAGAGGGTGACCGCTGTTCGTAGCATCAGCTTGATCAAATCTATATGTACGACCTGGAGTAAGAGTAAGGAACGGTGCTTCCATTCCGTCAATAACAAATCCGTTACCAGATCCAGTTCCGTTATATCTATGAGCGCTTGTCTTAGATGCTACAGTAACTGTGTATGTTTTTGTTGTTGCTGAGTGAGGAGCTTTAAGGTGACTAAACCCTTCTACAGCTCCTAGAGTAGCTGAATCTGCAGTAATAGTTGAAGCAGTTAAATTACCTTCAAACATTCCGGCAACAAAGGTTTCAGAACCTACGGTCCACTTATCAGTAGTTTCATTCCAGACAAGAGTTTTATTAGTTGATGTGCCTCTTTCAATTTCAATACCAGCATCCTGAGAAGGAGTACCGGTCTCATCATGATTAAGAGAGATAATATTATCACCGATATGAACCGTATTAGAATTTACTGTAGTTGTGGTACCTGATACTGTCAGATCTCCACTAACAATCATATCATTAAATGTAACGTTATCTGTAGTGCTTACTGACTGACCTATAGAGATTTGTCCAGAAGATACTGTTACTCCAGTACCGGCACTAAAATGAGCTCTTACTTCTGCAGCACTAGGACCTGTATATGTTAAAATTCCAGTTCCTGCAGTATACGTTAGAGATCCATCTCCACCTAGATCAGTTACAGATATTAATCCTCTTGCTTCTGTAGAATCAACGCCGCCAGATTGATCAGCGAATGAGATTGTGCCAGAACCATTTGTCACTAGAACTTGATTAGTTGATCCATCAGAAGTTGGAAGTGTAAATGCATCAACAAAATCTTGTAAGTTTGAATCATACGCTAGTACATCCTTACTCACTACTGGTGTTGCATATGATACATTTCCAGTAAGAGTAATCTCATAAACTCTACCATTACCTACAGTGTGTAGATATGCACCATCAGGTGAGAATGCTAAACCTTTTCCAGCTCCAGATCCACTGGATCCTGTATGAGATGTGACATATGAAGCCGATGATACATTAAATGGTAGCGCAAGTTGATACTGATATACAATAATTCCATTAGAACTATCAGAAATAAACATCTGAGTACCCTGATGGTTAAATCTAATACCAGATGCTCCTCCTGTTTGCGAAGAAATATCAAGAGTTCTTGTTTCAGTTGCAGTTGATACATCGTAAGCTGTTGACAAAGTATATTCATGTACTTTATTTGTTGAGTTAGATGCAATAAACATCTTTCTTCCATCAGGAGAAAGATGAATACCTGCTACACCGCCACCACCAGTACTGTTAATATTAATAGTTTTACTATCGTATGTCGCAGTTGTAAGATCCCATGGAGATGTGAGAGTGTAGGTATGTACTGCATGATCTGTTGTGCCGAAACTACCAAGAATAACTAATCTTAATCCATCAGGACTAAACCATAGATCTTCTGTATAATTATTTTCAGAAGAAGTATCTATTTCATTTCCCGTGTTATATGGAGATGTGACAGAAGAAATATCAAATGAGGTTGGAACAGGAACACCTCTAACAATATCAGTATTACCATCTACTTCAAATAGATAGTTTCCATCTGTCGACCAGAAAATACCGTTGAAAGTGGCTTGACCGCTAAATCCAAAAATATTCGTTCCAGTATTTGTGGCGCTAGAGAGATCTGCATGCCAGCCATAATTTGCTCTATTCGATGCTTCAAGGTCGAATGTAGAACTAGAGCTAATAATAGAAGATACATTCGTTGAGTCAAGTATGTTTGGTTGGTTACCAAGATTATTATAGTTTAGATAGTAGGCACTATTTTGTCCACCAAGAGTATCAGCATCAATTGTTAGAGCGTTAATAAAAGCTGCATCTACATCAGCTGTAATAATAGAAGAAACTGTAGCAGAATCAGTTCCTCCAGCTGGTGCGTTGGTAAAATTATTATAGTCTAGATAATAACTACTATCCTTACCTCCTAGCTTAACCGCATCAACACCTGAGTCGGTTAGGTCACCAGATGCTAGTACCTTAGCTAAAAATCCTGATAAATTACGTGCCTGACTCATCTTAAACTTTCTTTAGTTTTAATTTATAATAATATTTATAAGAGAAGATTAACCTTCTAGCGAAGTCATTGTCTAGGACGTTTGCAAGGGTGCTGAGATTTGATGCGCTGCTCATATTATATCACCTTGAAGTGCATATTTTTCTGCGTCAGGGCAGTAAACTTTAATTGGGTATCCGACAGCTTTTCGACACCATAATCAGTGCCAAGAATTGCACCTTTGTTTTGCACAGCGCCATCATAACTAATCGTAATCGCATCGGAAGTTGGGCTTGTTCCAGCGGAACCCATATAAAGGCCAATCATTAGGTCAAACGTATCGCCAGTGGCTATTAGATTAGCGTCAGAATAAGTCGCTAAGTCTGTACCAGTAAGGCGGTTTGCTAAACGACTAGACAGTGCTTGCTGTAGTGCTGCCTGCTGATTGTTGTAAGTTGCATCTACCCAAGTTTCAGCAGTCGTAAATGCCTCTGTAGAAGATCCAGTGGTGTATTGGTAAATATTGTCATTAGCTAAGCCAACCATATACATTTTAGTTCCGTCAGAATTAAAACATATACCTTCAGCGGTTGTGTCTTGAGACTGAACTGAAATGCTCTCGTTGCTGTAGGAGGCTGTACTTAAATCCCAAGCAGTTGTAAGGCTATATTTAAATACAGATAAATTCCCTATAATATAAAATTCAGTGCCGTCTGGTCTAAATCTTAAATCTTTGGGAACGCCCGTTTGAGTGGTTACAGAAAAAGTAACACTGTCAGAAGTTGCTGTGGTTATATCCCAAGCAGTAGATAGCGAAAACTGAACTACATTGTCTGACCCGTAACCAACAAAGTACATCTTAGTACCGTCTGATTTAAAAGCTATGCCAGAAGGGCCAGTGTCAAAACCTGCCAGAGAATAACTAGACCTTGTACCCGCAGTGCTTACATCAAAGGCCGTAGATAACGGATATTGATATAGTGTGTCTATTCCTCGCCCCAGAGTGTATAAATTAGTTCCATCAGCACTAAAATTAAGAGACTGGGGACTGGCTTCGCCCGCAATAGCTAAGCTACTGTCATAACTCATAGTAGATAGATCATAGGCTGTACTTAGATGGTATTCATAAACAGCGTCACCGGTAGACCCATACATGAATAACTTAGTGCCATCGTTATTAAAAATAATAGAGTTTGGGTTAGCGTCTTGGCTTGCAACACTAAAGGTAACGCTGTCGTAAGAAGCGTTAGAAATATCGTAGCCATTGGTTGTCAGACCAGAACTATTATACTGCCAAGTGCTAGAGTTTAATCTAGCTATACTTCTTAAATCACCGCTAGAGTTCTGCACCTTCCAAGTAGTGCGCCCATCAGTAGAAAATGCGTAATAAGTTGCGCCATCGTTTAATGTTTCATCAGCGGTTAAACTGTTTAAGTCAGTCCAAGATTCTGTATCAATTTGACCGCCTGAGTTTGTTGTAGATGTGAAATATTGTGAGGTAGGTATTAAAATGTCACCAGTGCTGTATTGGAAAACTGTGTCAGAAGTTGCACCTATAACATACATTTTAGTGCCATCGTTATTAAACAATAGCGCTCTTGGACTAGCCTCTTCACTCTCTATGCTAAAACTTATATTGTCATAGGAGGCAGTGCTTAAATCAAAAGCAGTGGTAAGAGAGATTTGTGCAACACTTTTGATAGTGGTGCCACTGGCGGCACCGTCTATAAGAAACAGCTTAGTGCCATCATTGTTAAACTCTAGATCTTGATATTGATGATACGATGAATCTGCTAAAAATAATACATTATCATACGAGGCGGTAGACATATCAAACGCAGTTGTAAGAGCATATTGATATATATTATTAGTAACTCCACCAACCATAAACATTTTTGTTCCGTCATTATTAAAGGCAATACCTAAAGGAGTGGTGCTTTGGGAAGCCAGAGAAAATGTTACGTTATCAAAAGAGGCTGTACTTACATCAAAGCCAGTCGTTAGGCTGTACTGATTAACATCGTCACCCGCCGCACCAACTATAAACATTTTAGTGCCATCATTACTAAAGCGAATAGCTTGAGGTGAGGTTTCCTGACTGCTAACACTAAAAACCCTAGTATAGGAGGCTGTACTTAAATCATAAGCCGTAGTTAAACTGTACTCATTAACATCGTCACCAACTTGACCAGTTACGAAAAGCTTAGTGCCATCATTATTCCAACACATCCCATTTGGGCCTCCTTCTTGACTGGTGACTGAAAAAGATACGCTGTCGTAAGAAGCGTTAGCAATATTATAAGCATTGACTGATTTATTCATTTTCAAGCCTACTGAACTATCAGCAACTAGACCCCGTAACTTCCAACCACCAGCGCCAATAGCATTTGTGTTAGCAAAGCTAGTGTGAATGACATAAGAGCCATCTGTAGCTTTTATAGTAGCTTCACCAGAGTTACCGATAACTCTCTTACCAATATCTGAGGATGCAAAGCTTCCAGAAGATAAGGTAAACGTGCCATTAGCAGTAGCACTACTAGGCGTAATAGAAACGCCAGAATAAAGCAGAGGTGCTTCATCCAACAGGTCATAGTTTGATGCCGTAGAATTTACATCCCAGTTGCCTTTGGTAGAAACACCAGTTTGAGGCACTTCTTTGAACGCACTAATAAACGGTGCATTAGACATATTGCTGGAAGTCGTAATAGTAGAAGTCTCGTTAATTGCGCTAGGCGAGAAATCTAAGCTTCCAATCGTGCTTAAGCCTCCACCTCCAGTAGCTCCTGCAGCTAAGCCTTTACTAACTCTTTTTGCTTTTACTTGAGAATATCTATTGTTTGCCATATTAGTTCTCTATCAATACCCATCCGTTATTTGCATTATAATAAACAAAACCTACACCAGCTCTATCAAAGTCAATAACAAAGTCAGAATCACTTGATTGTATTTTACTGCCATTTCTTGCTACTGTAATGTTATTAGTAGCAGCATTACCCTCACCATCAATAATTCTTATTTCATCTCCCATTGAAGGTGCACTTGGAAGTGTTACAGTTACTATCCCTGATGAAACATCTACAAATAATTTATCTCCAGCAGAAGCATTAATATTAGTTGAAGTAGTATTCCATACACTAGATTGCAACATATGATATGAAGCAATATTTAAATAATCAGCTGAATCTGCAGCAGAGGCTAGAGTGATAGTAGAACCATCAGTTGCTGTAAAATCAGCATCGTCAAGTAAAATACCGTTCAAAAACACTTGAGTGTTTCCAGCACTATAATCTAAAGTGGTACCATTAGCATCAGCACCAGTAAACGCTGTTTGACCAGAGTCAGCTACAAAGCTAAAGGTATTTATTCCTCCTGGATATACCTTACCTCCACTAAACGATGTAATAGTTAATTCATTACCAGAATCAGCTGCAGTGTTAAGTACCAGACTAGTACCGTTATTAGCTGTATAATCTATTGTTTCTTTTAGTAAGAAACCATTCAAGTGAGCCATGATCATACCAGATGAATAGCTTAACGTATCTCCGGTATTATCTGCTCCAGTAAATGTTGTCTGTCCTGCAGTCGCTGTATAATTAAACTTATTAATATTAAATGCAGCAGCTCCTCCACCGGTACTTACTGTAGGAGTTGAACCATATACAATAAATCCATAAGGTCTGCTACTGTTAGGAGCAACATTAGAACCAGTATCATCATAAAAGCTTGCTGTAAATCCTGTAGTTGTTTTACTAGATATAGAAGCGTTTAAGTCATCAGCAAAATCGTTATCTGTTAAAATAAAGTAATCTGCATCAGGTTGAGCTGTAGTGAATGTAAAATCAAAAGTAGAAGAACCTGCGTTCCAGTTGCTCCAGCTAATACCTGTACCGCTAGCATTTGATGTAGATGTTACAACTCCGAATGCAAAAGGTGCAATAACATCTTGTGCTCCAACTCTACCATCCACTAAACCGTTTACATAAGAACTATCTACAGTAGATGTAATGAGAGAAATAGTCTGAGCAGAATCTACTGTTCCAGAACCGCCTCCACCACCAGCATCTGCTTCTCTAAGAGCGACATAAGCACTATCAACAGTAGCAGTAATAAGTGCGATAGTAGCAGCTGAGTCTGTACCAGCAGTTGTTCTTGCATTAATATATGCAGAGTCAATAGTGGTTGTAATATCTGTAGTAAGAGCTAATGTACCTGTTGAAGTAGGTAGAGTAACATCAACATTACCAGAATAAGAACTATGAGAAGCTGATTTTAGTCTTGTTCTATGAGCGTTAGAGGTCTCACAGTAGAAGTCTGCATAGGCAACATTACCAGTGCCTGTACGAATGGTTATCCCACCGTCAGCTATGGTTACTCCGCCGGTTGACCCATCTCCATCTATTGTAAGTGTTGAATCATCTATAACCGCTCTTATAAATGCGTTATTAACATCAGTTGTAATGATAGTTGACACTGCTGCAGAATCAACATAATCTGTACCGAATGCAGGAATCGTAGGAGTGTTAGAAAAATTATTATAATCTAAGTAGTAGGTTCCGTTTTGACCGTCAAGAGTATCTGCATCTACGTTGAGAGCGTCTACAAATGATTTAGTAACTCTAGCATCAATTGCACTATTTGCCCGAGCGTCTGTATAATATAATCTAGATCCTTCTGTAAGATCAGATGTTGTCTTTAATGAAAAATCTGAATCGAATCCTGCGTAATCACCTACAAGGGTTCCTACATTAAGAGTGGCAAGGGTAAACCCTGTACCTGACCTATCAACTACGTTAGTAGGTAACGTAGAATCAAATGCCGCATCTTGAAGACCGTTAAAGATATAAAACTCACTGTTAGTAGCATCTCTAAAGAATCCAGTATGCTCTTTTGTTGTACCTCCATCCGGAGAATAATGCCCAACAAAACCGATATCTACTGCATCTGACTGCTCATTACTATCAGCAAGATGTAATAGTGGATCAACAACCGTATATGTAATTGAGTTAACAGTTGTAGTAGATCCATTAATGGTTAAATTATTAGCTGTGATATCATCAGCTACCAGATCACCAGTAAGTGTAAGAGTAGCAGCATTAATATCAGCAAAAGTAACATTATCAGTTGTTTCTACACTTTGGCCAATATCAATTTGACCGCCTGTAACAGTAACTCCAGTTCCACCAGTAATATGAGCCTGAACTTCAGCTGCACTAGGACCGGTATATGTAAATATACCTGTTGAATTATTATATGCTAATGAGCCATCCCCACCTGCATCAGTTACAGAAACAAGCTTTCTAGCTTCTACTGAATCAACAAAGTCGGTTCCTAATACCGGTAATGTAGGAGTATTAGTGAAATTAGTATAGTCAAGATAATGAGTGCCGTTTTGGCCATCTAACGTATCTGCATCCACATTTAAATTATCTACAAAAGTCTTATCAACTCTTGTATCAATTAAAGTATTTACTTCTGATGAGTCTACAAAGTCTGTACCTAAAGTAGGAATTGTAGGGGTATTGGTAAAGTTAGTATAATCTAGATAATAAGGTCCATTTTGACTATTTAATGTAGCTGCATTAACATTTAACCCATTTACAAATCCTACATCTACATCATTAGTAATAATTGAAGATACATTTGTTGAATCTAAGATGTTAACTAGGTTATTAATAAATGCTGCATCTACATCTGATGTAATGATAGTTGATACAGCAGCAGAATCTACATAATCAGTACCAAAGGTTGGAATCGTAGGAGTGTTAGTAAAGTTAGTATAGTCAAGTAAATAACCTGTAGTTAAACCGCCTACAGTATCTGCATCTATAGTAAGAGTATTAATATATGTTGCATTGACAGTAGAGGTAATCTGTCCTTGAACTGCTGCAGAGTCATGAGTATCTGCTGCGCTGATTAAATTAGTAATAAATGCAGAGTCTCTAAAGATATCAGCTTGTCTTGCTTGAATGTAGGCTGAGTCGATAAGACCTGTAACTGCAGCAGAATCGGTACCGGTAACCTCTATACCACCTACAGTAGAACCATCGCCTACAAATATCTTTTTTGTATCTGTGGTAAAGACTGGTTCTCCGACCACTGGAGTGATCGTAAGCCTATCTGAATCTGTACCTCTTCTAAACTGTAATGGCATTTATTACCTCAATGAATTCTGCTTATATTTATAAGTCTATATTGCGCCCATATCTAATGTAAATCCTACAGGACTCAATAATGTCCCAAAATCAAATACTTGATTTGCTGTAGAAGCGATTGTTACTCTCTTATTATTAACATCCGTAGTGATATCAATTCCTGTACCACCCGCAAACGTAACAGTATCACCACCAGTAGTAGCATCAACTGATAAGTCACCAACTACTGCTACTGTACCGAAGTTATTAACAAAGTCCCCAGATCTAATTGCAACATAAGCTGAGTCAACAATTGTAGCAACATAATTTTCTTGAATTAAATTTTGTACAAATGCACTATCAACAATCCCAGCTATCTCATTTGAATCAACTGGGCCTACTGTATTAGAAGCAATTCCGCCAATAAATGCGGAGTCAGGAATAATAGGAGCGTTAGTAAAGTTATTATAATTAAGATAGTATGTACCATCTTGTCCATCTAAAGTTCCGGCATTAACATCTAATAAATTTACAAACGACTGATCAACGTGGCTATCGATAATATTATTAATAGCTGCCGAATCTAGGCCTACAGACCCTCTATTTACAAAAGTAAGTGTACCAGATCCATCAGTAATTAAAACCTGGTTAGCTGTACCATCTGCAGTAGGGAGAGAATAGTTACCAACAGTAAGATTATCTGCTGTAAGGGTATTAAAATGGGCTGAGTCATTACTTTGAAAATGTTGTACCGTATTACCAGATGTCTTATAGTACAGGCGGCCATCAGCATAGTTAATAGCTACTTCGCCGTACTCAAGGTCCGTATTAAGAGGTATACGTCCAGCAACACTGGACTTTTTCAGTTTAATGTTAGTCGACATTTTAATCCCTAAAAAGGAGTTTATTTAAAGTCGGACAACTAAAAAGCTATCCGACTGTGTTATATATCTAGTAAGTACCGCCATCAATTGTAGAAAGTGCTACATCACCATTGGTAAGTGTAAACTGTCTCGTACCTTCTCCAGCACTATCAGCATATGTACCAAAGCTTGCTACACCTTTAGATGTTCTTGTAGCATTTCTACCAGTAATAGTAATAGTAGAACCTGAACCTGAAGTACTAATACCTTGAGGCCAGTCGCCTACAATATTAAGAGTTTCACCCAGCGTTTGCTGTAAACTAGTACCTGCGCCAGGAGCTCCTGTCCCTGAGCTACCAGTTCCAAAAGTAATATCATTTGAAGTTACTACACCAGTATTAACTGTAAAGTTAGCGGAGCTAAAGCTAGCAGCACCTTTTTGGGTGGCAGATGCTATGGCCGCGCTAATAGTTAATGTAGTACCGGTTGCTGCAGTGGTAATAGTGTTATCAGTGGTTTCCCCTTGGATAGTAAATGTTTCACCAAGAGTTGCAGCCGCTGTACCGGTTTGCGCGGAAAGCGTAACATCATCGGCACTAATAATACCAGAAGAAGCACTAAAATGTGTAGCATTAAAGGTTGCAATACCCTTCGTAGAACCATCGGCTGCAGCATCCGTGCCGGCAACTGTAATAATACCACTGCCTGGAGTGATACTAATACCAGTACCAGGTGTTAAGATATCTTCCATGTCTGAATCGACGCGAGCAGTAGTATAATAAAGGTTAGAAAGGCCTTCGCTTAAGCTATCAGTAGTTCTCTGAGCAAACTGAGTATTAAAATTGTCACTTGGACCAACGAAAGCATCAGCAGTAATGGTGCCAACTCTAAGATCTGCAAATTGATATGAAGCATCGGATACATTAATTTCAGTATCAGGATCTGTAGAATCTAAACCTGCTTGATCAAGATTATCAAATAGTTGATAAACTCCGTCTGTAGCATCTCTTACAAGACCAGTATGTCTTTTTGTTGTACCATCATCTGAATAGTGACCTAAGAAACCAATATCAATAGTATCAGATGTCTCGTTGCCATTAGCAACTTGAATCATAGCATCGCTAACAGCTAATGTTGTTGTATTGATTATCGTGTTAGTACCGTGGACTGTTAGGTCTCCATCAATAACAACATCGCTGGTAAAGTTAGCACCAGAGAATGTAACAGAGTCAGTAGTGCCTACTGCTTGTCCAATTGCAAAGGTACCAGTACCTGATGTGTATGTTACGCCAGTACCAGCAGCAAAATGCGCTCTTACTTCAGCCGCACTTGGACCAGTGTATGTAATAGCACCGGTTGAGCTGTTATAAGCTAAAGATCCATCGCCACCAGCGTCAGTAACAGAAATAGCTTGTCTGGCTGGCGATGTGACTCTTGCGTTTGTAAAGTAAAGATTAGTCGAGCCTTCAGCTACGCTGTCGGTATCGAAATCAATGCTT